ATATGTTCTTGTGTCCGTGTACGAGAAACACATACAGGGTAATGTTTTCGAACATGTGTTTCATGAACGAAATGGACTTTGAATAAATCTAAATAATGACATATAATAACATTATTAAATGAAAGAGAGGTAAATTAGATGGAAGTTGGAATGTTTACAATGAGTGAAATTGAAGAAATGATTGTACTAATGGATGGGTATGAAATTAATGGAAGTATATACCTGTTATATGTACGATGGATTCAAGGTTCTAATGATTGTAGAAAGTTGTTAGTGAATATCACAGAAAAATGGTATGTATATCCGCATGGACGCCCATCAATATGTACATTAGCATATATCAACACATTTAAACATTTCAAATTACGGGAGGAATGATATGACAGAATATGAGGAAAGTTATAAGAATTATCTTGCATGGCTCACTCCTCGTGAGTTATTGAAGGAATATAAGATCATGCGTTTCCCGTGGCGTTATCGGGAACGTAAGTGGATCAAAGAAGAAATAGAAAGTAGGTGCGTGTATTAATGTTGGATGCAATTTTGTGGTTTGGTTTTGGAGCTATATTAATTTTCCCTTATGGTGTATGGTGTGGAGCTAAATGGTCAGGAGGTTATAAAGGATGAATGGATTTTTTGACATTATTTTTGAGTGTAATTCACGTTATACTTGTACAGAGTGCAAATATAGAGATACATGTTATAATGAATTCCAGAGATGTTTTAATAATGCTATTCCATGCGAATTATGGCGATCAGTAACATGCTTTGACAACTTAATAAAATATGTTAATGAATGGAGGGAATACCAGAATGAGCAGACCGTTAAACAGTAAGAAGTCATGGTATAAGGTGTATATCAAAGAATTAAATACACCGAACATCCTTAAAAGTCAGTGTAAATATAAATGCGATTATCTATTAGTACGGGCATACACAGGAGCAGTCGCAATGGCAATCGTTCAGGACTATGTTGTGGAGTTTGAAGAAAAATTTCGTCCTGTATACTACAATAAATTAGAGGGAGGTGTTCCGATTGACAACAAAAAAGTCTTATTTGAAGAAGAGTAAACCGCAGGGATTGCTCAGGTCAAAAGACGATTATACACCGCTCGCGTTGGAACTAACGTGGGATATGAAAGACGTTAGAAAAGAGTATTCACGTTTAAGATCAATTTGGCGTAAACGTTATGAAAGATTACTGAAATCTGACTATAAAGATATTAACCTTGTAACAGATAGACCGATCTATCGTTACAAACAGTTGAAAGATATAAAAAGTGATAGAGAAATCTATCACTTGTTATCTGAACTGGCAACTATTATAGCATCAGATCGAACTACAGTAACAGGATTGAAAAAACAGGAAAAAGAACAAATGAAACACATTAATGATGTGTATGGAACAGAGTTAAAAACACATGAGGATTTACTAAATTTTGGGCGTTTTATGGAACAACTCAGAGATTTTGCATCAGATAGAATATATGATTCTGATTTTGCTGTTGATTTATATTCTGATGGTGAAAAGCTGAGTACAGGCAAAATGTTAGAGCTATATAAGGAATTTCTGAAAACAGGATCACGAAACATTTCAAAATTGAAATCTGGAATAGCAAAGAAAGAAAAAGTAAAACGTCAGAAAAGGAAAGCAGGTAAACGTAAACGTAGGAGGTAACACATGGAAAATCTGTATACTGTCGACACATATAATTATACTAGAATACAGAATTTACCATGTTTACACGATACCAGATCAAACAAAGGAAGTAAAAAAGCAAAAGGTTATAAAAATTGCCTGTGTGCTTTCGATATCGAAACAACTAGATTGGAAGATATCGAGCAGTCAATAATGTATATCTGGCAGTTTTCAATTCTTTTTCTTGATGATTTACATATTGATACGATAATTGGAAGAACGTGGACAGAATTTGAGTTATTTCTGGATAATCTTATGAATGACGATAACTACGCGTATTACATGATTTTTGTACACAATCTTTCATATGAATTTCAGTTTTTGCGTGGTATATATACATTTTCACCGGATGAAGTTTTTGCCATAAAATCACGAAAAATATTGAAATGTGAAATGTTAGAGCGTTTTGAATTTAGATGTTCATATCTGCAAACTAATATGTCACTAAATACGTTTACCTCAAAAATGAAAGTAAAACATCAAAAATTATCAGGTGAAAAATTTGATTACAGTAAAAAACGTTTTCCATGGACAGAACTAACCGATTATGAAATAAAGTACAGTACATACGATACAATCGGACTAGTTGAAGCAATGTATAAACGTATGATACTGTCAAATGACAATTTATATACACTTCCCTTAACGTCAACCGGTTATGTACGTCGTGAAACGAAAAAAGCAATGTATGGATGGGCCAGAAAACACAAGGATATTTTTCCGACTATAGATGTTTTCGATCTGCTAGAGGAGGCGTTTCGGGGTGGAGACACTCACGCTAATCGTTATTACTCAGGAACAGTGATACATGAAGACGGTAAAAAGATTCTGGGAATCGGTTCTTATGATAGATCATCATCTTATCCTGACGTTGTGTTGAATTGTGTTTTCCCTATGACACGTTTTGTTTATATCGGATCAATAACTGAGAATGACATAGAGAAGAAACTGGATAGAGGAAAAGCGCTATTATTCCGGTGTAAAATTATAGGCATTGAACAGATCGACAAGTATTACGGAGCACCCTATATTTCATATTCAAAATGTAGAAATGTTTCCAGTGAAACATTGGATAACGGACGTGTTTTAAGTGCTGACTATATCGAAACAACGCTCACTGATATTGATTATGAGATAATGAAACGTGAGTACAAATGGAAAAATTTAGAAATAACAGAGTGTTACGAAAGCAAATACGGATCACTGCCAGAACCGTTGAAAGACATTTTCCGTAAATATTATACAGACAAAACAGAATTAAAAGGCATAGTGGAACAGGAGCTTTTTTACAATCTGCAAAAGGCATTGCTTAACGCGGGTTACGGAATGATGGTACAGTCACCAGTAAAGCAATCATTAATATTTACAGAATCATCGGAAGATATATATACAGTTGATGAAAATGTTTCACGTGAAACATTACTTGCAAAATATAATAGAACTGCATTTCTTCCTTATCAATGGGGTGTATGGGTAACAGCATGGGCACGCCTGAGATTGAAAGAGGGTATAAACATAGTTGGAGATCGTTACGTTTACAGCGATACGGATTCAGTAAAATATATAAAAGTAAGAGGTGATAATATTGACGAGTTATTTGATAGATACAATTCTGAGAGAAAAGAGCAAAGTATCTCCAATTCCGCATACGCTACAGACTGTTATGGCGTTAAACATTATATGGGGGTGTATGAATTCGAGGATAAGTATATTGAATTCTCAACCATTGGTGCTAAAAAATATGTCTATAGAACTACAGACGGAAAACTACACGCAACAATCGCAGGAGTTAATAAAAAGCTTGCACCAGATGAGTTGGAAGAACATGGAGGAATTGAAGCTTTCAAAATTGGATTTACCTTTTTACGATCAGGAGGAACTGAAAGCGTGTACAATGACGTTCCTTATGGGGATTTCACCGTGGAAAATCATGTTTTAAAAATTACACAAAATGTAGTTATCAGACCGTCAACTTACACAATAGGAATAACAGATGAGTACCGTAGGATTTTGGCAGACGCAAGAACATTAAAAGAATTTAAAGAGACGTTTGACAAAAATTAACATATGTGTTATAATAATTCATGTAAAGATATTACAGGGAGGTGAGAACATGAAAATCACAAGAGAGTTAACAGTTAACAAAATTAATGTTATCTGCTATGATCCAGAGAACAAATGTGAGATTACAAAAGAATTAGTCTTAATTGGAAATCTCACTGACGATCAGATCAGCAAAGAGATCAAAAAAAGAAATTTTGGAATCGTTATCGATTGGGAGCGAAACGAGGAAGAAACTAAAATCTATGGCATGGATGCTGAGGTGTTCTTAATGCACGCAACTTTTACAAAATCACCAAAAGAAAAGGAGAACTAAATCATGGCAAAGAAACAGTATACTATTACTAAATCATCTTCCACACTTGACACATACACTGAGTATGACCTTATTGAATCACCTGCGATTGTAAGTCTTAAAAATGTTGAAAACAAAGGTCTTATTTGTGTTGGATCATGGGCAGAGTATCTTACCACCGACAATATCGGAAATGAAATCACCTGTATTTCAGTACAGGACGCAAACACAGGAGAAGTGTTTAGTGGTCAGTCGGCAACTTTTCGAGAGTCATTCTCAGATGTAGTTGACCGTATTTCCGATATGGAAGAAACTCCAGATATGTTTTTCATCGAGGTTCTTCACAGACAGTCAAAAGCAGGACGTGATTACCTAATTTGCGCGCTTGTGTCCCCAGATCGTGCGCTTGCCCGTATGGGATATACTGAGAAGAACATCCCCATGCCAGAGCCACAGAAATAATATGTTATCTTTATATGAGAATAGCGGGTATCTTTCGATACCTGCTATTTTAGGATATGGGCAAAAGTTCAATTATGTATGGGGCGGACGAGGTACGGGGAAAACATACGGAGGCCTCAAATACTGTATTGAACACAAGAAAATTTTCGTGTATATGCGATCCCTACAAGCGCAGGTTGATACAATTAAAATTCCAGAGTTATCACCTTTTAAAAAACTTAACAAAGACATGGGATGGTCAATCTATCCAAAAACGATTGGAAAAAATGTCGCAGGATTTTACAACACATACACAGATGATAACGGAAAACTGGTGTATACAGGCCAGATTCTAGGTTATGCAATCGCTCTAAATACGTTCGCTAACTTACGTGGTTTCGATGCTTCGGACGTAGAGATAGGAATATATGACGAGTTTATACCGGAAAAACGGGAACGTAAAGTTGAAAATGCGGGATATGCTTTCAAAAATGCATACGAAACAATGAACCGAAACAGAGAACTAGACGGAGAAAAACCTATTCAGTTTTTACTCTTTTCCAACTCAGAAAATCTTTCTTGTAATATGTTCATCGAAAACAACTTAATGGAAAAAGTATCTGCAATGGATATCAAAAAACAATCAGTATCAATCATGCAGGAAAGAGGGATCGGCCTTTTTAATTTATTCGATTCCCCTATTTCAGAAAGAAAAAAGGAAACAGCACTCTATAAAATGTCAGGAGCAGATTCCAATTTCAACCGCATGGCACTCGGAAATGAGTTCTATTCCGCGGATTATACAGGCATCAAACCGACAAATATTAAAGAATTAATCCCATTATGTCGCATGGACTCCATTACAATATACGAGCGTAAAAACAAAAATACGATATACGTCACACGGCATCACTCGGGTAATCCACCAACGTACACACAATCTGACAAGGATATAAAAGCTTTCCGCAGAGACTATGTGTACTTATGGGATATGTACTTATCCAATAAGATCACTTTCGAGGATATCACATCAAAATCACTATTTGAAAATTATTTCAAGGACAAGTATTGACTTGTCCTTTTTTCTATGCTACAATCTTTACCAGAAAGACAAGTGTTCGTGGCACACGTACAGCACGTTGGGAGCGTGGGATCATAATGATCCAATGTGCAAGAGTATGTACAGCTCAAGAATTTGTAGCACTTAATCTTTCAGCACATATGCAGAGTGTCAAAGCCTGCATATGTTTTGTTTCACGTGAAACATTTCTCACCTTTCTTTAATGTTTCACGTGGAACATATTATATGTTGTGCTAATATATAATGGAGGTGACATATGGACGTTAACTCGCTATCAACTCTTATCAGTAACATTGGTGTACCTTGCGCATGCCTTATTGCAACTTTCTACCTCTGGCAGAAAGAAACGGATGCTCACAAGGAAGAAATGAAAAACATGACGGATGCACTTAATAACAATACTCAGGCGATCACAAAACTCACAGATCACATCACAGGGAGTGAGAAAGAATGACGATTAACTACAATAAAAATATCAGAGGTGTGTATATCGTCGAAACGAACACAGAGCCTTTGATGATCAGGGCAGAGCCTAGTACAGACGGAACAGTTATCGCAGAAATGCCGAAAAAAACGAAATGCATCTGTCTAGGATGCTACTCCGGTGATTGGTATGCAGTCACATATGAACATGACGGTATCATTTCCACAGGCTTTTCTCACAAAAAATATCTCAGGAGGGATTACAAGATATGACATTAGACAACTTAATTACACTCATTTCAGCTGGATTCACAAAAGAAGAAATCCTCACAATGTCAGGCACAGCCACACAGCGTGCCCCACAGCCACAGCCACAGCCACAGCCACAGCCACATCCACAGCCACAGTCACAGCCACAGCCACAGTTCTATCCACAGAACTATCAGCAGGTACAGACACCTGTGCAGGGTGTACAGGGATATACACAGATGTTTCCACAGGCACAGGCACAGCCACAGACACAGGCATATCCGCAGACACAGCAGATTCAGCAGATCAGTGAACAGAATGATGTTCTGAGCGCTCTGAAAAGTCTCACAAGTGCGGTACAGAGTAATAACGTTAATCTGATGCAGAACACAGTTCCAAAACAGGTTACAACCGAAGATGCTATTGCAAGTATCATCAATCCACCAAACTATGAGGGATTAACAGGGGGTGAAAAATAATGGCAAATACATTAAGTTTCGATCAGATCAGCACAGTGCTGAATGACATTGTTAAACAGGCAACAGGTGTTGAAACTATGAAAGCAACGGATACAAGTTCTTTCGTGGCACAGGCACAGACAGCGTTACTTGTCGAAAATGACAGGATCATGAACAGTATTTCTCAGGTATTAGACAGGACTATTTTTTCTGTAAGACCTTACAATGCAAAATTTAAGGGACTGAGAAGAACCACACAGCAATGGGGAAACCATGTGCGAAAGTTGGGGATGCTGGATGATGACTGGGAAAACGATCAGCGTCAGCCCCTTGATGATGGCACAGTGGTCGACATGTACAAGATCAAAAAAGGTAAAGTTTTACAGACGAATTTCTATGGAGGTCAGGTATTCCAGAGACACAGAACGTACTTTCGAGATCAGTTAGATCAGGCGTTTCGTAATCCGGATGAATTCGGGCAGTTTATTTCCATGTATACTCAGAACACGATGGATATGATCGAACAGGCACATGAGAGCATGGCAAGAGCCTGCGTGGCAAACTATATTGGATCTAAAAACATCTGGCAGTCAGAAGTTACTGCAAGTACAGATGGGTATACCGGAGAGCATATTGTTAAGTTGCTCACGATGTACAATACCGAGAACGGAACAGAGTTAACCGCTAATGATGTAAGAAAAGCGGATAATTTCCCGAGTTTTTATAAATGGGCTTGCGCTAAAATCATGACTTACATGGACTTTTTCACAGAGAGAACAACCAGATTCCATGCGAATATCACAGGAAAAGAGATTGCAAGACATACTCCGCTGAGTATGCAGAACATCATGATTTTTAGCCCAGATCTTCATACCGCAGATACAACGGTTCTGAGTAACACGTTCCATGACCAGTATCTCAAAATTGCGACAAATGAAAAGGTTAATTTCTGGCAGACACTTGACAGTCCGATGGATATTAATGTAACGCCTTCCGTTATGATTCCGGATGGAAGTGTTAAAAAGGGAGATGCTCAGTCAATGAGAAACATCTTTGCCGTACTGTTTGATGAGGAGGCTATGGGGCTTACTACGATCAAACAATGGAGTAGCACAACGCCTTTCAATAGCGCAGGAGGTTACTGGAATATCTACTATCATTTCACAGATCGTTACTGGAATGATCTTACAGAGAATGGACTTGTTTTTGTTCTGGAATAGGAGGAAATAATAATGGCGGTAACAGTCAATTTTAAGACAGCAAGCAAAAGAGTTAATTCTACAGGAGTTGTCGGCGGTGATGTTACCGCCGTTTCCTGTAATATAAAGGAACCTTGTTCTATTGAAAATCCACAGATCATACTGAGAAATGGAGGCCGTGCCCCGTCATGGAATTACTGTGAGATTGGAGAATTTAATCGATCATACTGGGTTGAGGATTGGGAGTATAGAAACAATACATGGATTGCACATTGCGTGGTGGATGTGTTAGCCACGTATCGGGATACAATACAAGCTAGCAATTTGTTTTTTATTCGCAGTTCCACTAGTTTTGACGGCGATGTCATGGATACTTTATACCCAACATTGTCAACGCCTGTGAAGAAAAGAACAGTTGTTAACGAGGGTTTATTTCCGGTTGCTGAGTATGGACTTAATCAGGGGTATTTTGTCTGTGGAATTGTGGGAGAAGATGGACTTACAAATTTCTATGCTTTTATTCCCACTAATTTTGCAGATTTCTGTTCAAAGATATTTTCCACTCTTGACTGGGCGAACATCTCAGGTCAACAGATCACAGATAGTTTGCTAAAATGTTTGTTCAATCCGTTTCAATATCTGACAAGTGTCATGTGGTTTCCTTGTGAAAATGTTGGTGCAGGAAGTACGCAGGTTTCAGAGGTTAAGTTTGGTTTTTGGTCTTGCGATGTGACTGCATTGAAGTTGGGTAATAAGCCTTTTTATAGCAGGTCTTTTGACATACCAATTTCACAGCATCCACAGGTTTCACGTGGAACATTTCTCAACGCTTCTCCGTTCCGAAGAATTCAGTTAACTATAGATCCATGGGGAACGTTCGATATTGACGGCGGAAAAGTTGCAAGTGCTGAGAGCGTAACAGTCAGCGAAACTATTGACTGTATGAGCGGAGTTGGTGTTATGTCAGTGAGCGCAGGAGGTGTTACTCTGTATACTGGGTATTCACAAGTTGGAGTTAACATACAGGTGAGCGACTTACGAGCGAATATCATCGAAAGTGGAAGTAGTTTGCTAAGTAGCATCGGAAATCTGTTTTCTGGCAATTTTTTGGGGAGTGCGTCAGGAATTGCAAATGCGGTTGAGAGTGCGATACCCGATGTACATACAAGAGGTGTTAATGGCACGTTGTTATCAATAGCACGCATACCTTTCGTTATTGAAACTTTTTATAAGATCACCGATGAAGATCGTGCAGACAATGGTAGGCCATACATGAAAAACGGCACAATGCAGGCTTTAGGTGCTGGGTATTATGTGGTTGAAAATGGTTCTATCAATGTGCGTGGAGCAACCCGAAACGAAAAAGAACAGATCAAACAATTTCTTGAGGGGGGTGTATATTATGCGTAGCTTTCCTGCAAGCAATATTTCAATGTTTGTCGCACTTATGACAAGCGCTAACTCAGGTCAGAATCCGTGGGGATCTGGTGGGGCAGGTGGTATCGGTGGTTTGATGCTACAGGCAATGAGTTGGTGGGAACAAAAATGTAACGATCCCGCAGTTGGTTATTCACAGGACTACAGAAACGAGCGCACAGTTAATGGTATAACATACTATGATTGTTCCTCTTTTGTGTGGTATGGTTTAGGATATGCGGGATATGAGATCAATTTAAGCGCATGGCCTTTTACAACTTATACCATGGGCGGAATATTGAAAAGCTTAGGTTTTGAGGAAATTATAATAACAGACTTTGCGACTTTTGATTTTCACGTTGGTGATATTCTTGTTATTAATAGCAGTGAACATCAACATACTGAAATTGTTCATGACATGGATAATGGTGGTCATACTATGGGGGCGCATACTTATAAAAAACCTTTGCCGGAACAGGTTAGTATTAATACATATGATATACAGAGCGGTACGCATTACACACATTGTTACCGTTGGCCTTTCTCATTAGGAAACTGGATTATTGGTGGATCGAGTGAATACTTCGGGAATCCCACAGGTGAATTATGCGGACACAATGAGAAAGCAATTAATAATGCTAACGTAATAAAAGATTATTTTCTGTCACAAGGATGGACAATAAACGCGATTGCAGGACTTTGCGGAAATATACAGCAGGAAAGTACTTTCAATCCTGCATTACAGGAAGTTGGCGCAGGAGAAAATGGCGGTCACGGCCTTGTGCAATGGACACCGCCGACTGATTTATTTCATGTCATGGATGTATTGTATGGAAGTCATGCTGATTGGACGGACGGGCAAAAACAGTTGAGTGTTATATATGCGGAATTTCAGCAAAGCAATGGAATTAAAAACTGGGGAATCGAGCCACAATGGTATCCTAGACATGGATATAATTTGACGTGGAGAGAATGGTCACAGAGTACCGCTGATGCTGGGTATCTGGCTATGGCATTTCAGGAAGAGTATGAAAGACCTTATGTAATCCATCAGGAACGAGAAGCATATGGTCAGAGGTGGTATAAATATTTTACGACAGGAGAGTAGGTGAATATATGTTTGGATGTAATACAGGTGTTGGCGCACCTGTGATGTATAATTATATCAATCAGTATAATAGTAGCATAAGCCCGAGCACTAATCACTGCAAAAATACTCAGTTATTTTGGTATTTTCAGAGGTATTTATTACAGAAAGCTATTTCTGTCATGAAATGGGAAGTGCCTGATAACTGGGATAAGGATTATTTTTTGTATTGTTTATATTGCTGGGGCACAGTTGCTATCATCAATACAGACAAGTTTGGTGTAATTCCACAGGGATGTACGCTTAAAGGGTATAATGTATTTTACAGACCAGCGCAGGCTGTTATTAGTAACCCGTTGTTAAAAGGTGTGATCGAGCCTGTTATTGGAGAACAGTGTGTTCTTTTTAAATGTACCGCGGACTACGGTGGGATCATGGATCTGGTTGGAAGATATGCGAACGAGATGGCTATCGCTGTGGAGTCTCTGGACATGAACGTTATGAACAGCAAACTTGCGTATGTATTCAGAGCAAGGAATAAAGCGGGAGCGGAAAGTCTGAAAAAAGTCATGGATCAGGTCATGAGAGGTGAATTGGCTGTTTTCTATGACGAGAAACTGAGGATTCAGAGAGGAGATCAGACGGAAGAACCGTGGGATTATTTTGTTAACAACTTGAGACAGAACTATATTGCAGGTGATGTTCTGGACACTCTGAGAAGATTGGAAGAGTTGTTTTGTACTGAGGTTGGTATTCCCTCTGCCAGATCAGACAAAAAAGAAAGAATGATATCTTCTGAAGCTGAAAGCAACGACGTGGAAACTTCAACTAGAATGGAAATGTGGTTAGATGGGTGGAAGAAGAGTTGTGCTGATGTTAATAAAATGTTCGGTGTGGATGTGAGTGTGAATTGGAGGCATGATCCGAGTGAAAAAATGTTTCACGTGAAACATAAGGAGGTATGATGATTGAGTTTGTTAACCGTTGAGGGATTATATAACTATGATAACACATTGTTTGATGGATTCAATGTTCCTGAGGGGCTTGTGAAACAGATTGCTATTGATGCAATTTTGATGCGGACGAGAGAGTTGGAGATTTTATATCCAGATTTTACTTACATGAAAAAACGTATTGCAATATGGAGTAACAAGTATCAAATCAACTGGAAAAAATTATATGATACAACAGTACTAGAATACAACCCGATAGAAAATTATGATCGCATGGAAGATTGGACGGATACTGATGATGAAACAACGACAAGTGCTAGGGACAATACACGGAGCACCAACAACACAGTAAAAAGCACTAGCACAAACGAGATCAAGAACAGTGTTAACGTAACAGATCAGAACACAGCATTTAACGCAGGGCTTGCAGATCATGCAAAGCAGATCACTGACGGAGATACAACAGAAAACGGAACGATCACTAATACGGAAACAGGAAAAAACACGGAAAACGAAAGTGTGAACGGAGGAAGAAATGGAAAGCACATAAGGACTGGAAGAGCGCATGGTAACATCGGAGTTACAACTTCACAACAAATGATACAAAGCGAAAGAGATTTAGTTGTTTTTAACTTGTATGATGTGATAGCAGAAAGTTTTATCGAAAATTTTTGCTTAATGGTTTATTAATAGGAGGTAATGTTATATGAGTATGGAAAATTTAGGGCCTTACAGTAATTTTCATGAACTTAACCAGGACTGGTTTCTTAATGAGTTTAAAAAGGTTGTTGAGCAATGGAAATCCATGCAGAAAAATTTTGACAACTTGCAGGATGCTTTTAACGATCTGAAAATCTATGTTCAAGATTATTTCAAAAATTTAGATGTACAGGAAGAGATTAATAATAAACTGGATTCAATGCTTGAAGATGGAAGTTTATCGTCTGCCATAGTGACAGCACTTTTACCTATGCAACCTAAAATTACAAATTCAACACAAGCCTATACGGAAATAGCTAATACTGCTAACACTTATGTTAACAGAAATGACTTTGTATACGGATACAAACACGCGGCTTTCCGAAACAATGTTGAAAAGGTTAATAACAAATATGAAATTAACTGTTCTACATTTGTTATGCTTTTACTTTTAGGTGTAACATTTAATAACTCAAAATATAATGGAAAAAATAATATCATGAACAATTTACTTTTTGCAAATCAGGATATTAAAGATTTCTATTCAAGTGGTGACGAAAACGATGATACTACTTGGAAATTTTCTGGACAGTTATGTCAATGGTTATATGATAGAGGATATTGCTTTAAACCCAGAAGCATAAATGAATTAAAAACTGGTGATATACTTTTCTACAATTTAGAAGGTGGTGGAACAGATCCCGCGTTTTTTGGAATCAATCACAGTGCTGTTTTTAGTTGCGTTAATAACGATTCTATTTACACTGTTTGGGAAGTTGGAACAGTACCTAAAATAGCAAAGTATCCAACTAATTATTTTAACCAGTTGGTAATGGCGGCTAGATTGCCATATAGCAATTATACGTTGCCTATTGATAATATAGGAGCAAGTACACAAAACACAATAAATAATTTCACTGGTGTAACAACTTGTACTCCTGTTAATGGTTTTAAAAAAGATAAACAGTATACACTGATAATTTCTATTGATTATGATTACAATAAAAGTATTAATGAAACATCAATTTATCCGGGTGTATCAGATTCTAATAATACAAGTTTAGCCAGTGATTATGGCGAAACTGGTTATAGAAACTTATTTGTAATACCGTTTGTACCTGTAATAGATACCGATTTTATTTATATCAATTCCAGAAGTAGTACAGGTGGATTACCTACAACTGGTAAACTCAACTGGTATAATTTAATCGAAGGATTTAATACGTATCCAAGAAAATATTATCCATCTTTAAAAACGCCTGTATCTGACAAAAAAATTAGTTATAGAAGAACAAAATTCACAAATATTATTAGCTTAAAAATTGATAATCCTTCATTAAATACACTTGTTAACTATGGTAGTATTAATAACTTATATCTTCCTTTAGACAATAATCCATTATCAGCTATTGCTATTTCAAAAAGTGAGGGTGCAATTCCATGCTGTGTTTATATAACTGATGAAGGTAGAATACTATACAGGATCAAAACAGATCTTACAGATATTACAACTATTTATGCACATGGGACTTTTGGAAATGATAATATCGAAGAATAGAAAATATGTTCGAAAACATTACCCTGTATGTGTTTCTCGTACACGGACACAAGAACATAT